TACCAGGCCTTACAATGTTGGCAGGTCCATCAAAACACTTTAAGACAGCATTTGCTTTATTGATGGCATCAGCCTTTCTTAAAAAGTATAAAGATGCTGTTGTATTGTTTTATGATTCAGAGTTTGGCACACCGCAAAAATATTTTGAAACATTTGACATTGATACTTCCCGTGTATTGCACACTCCAATTACCGATGTTGAAGAACTTAAACTAGACATTATGAAACAACTGTCTGAGTTGGATAAAAATGATCGTGTCATCATTGTTATTGATTCTATTGGTAACTTGGCATCAAAGAAAGAAGTTGATGATGCTCTTGATGGTAAAACAGTTGCTGATATGTCCCGTGCAAAACAAATGAAATCATTATTTCGTATGGTGACACCACACTTAACAATCAAAGATATTCCATTGGTTGTGGTAAATCATACTTACAAAGAAATTGGCATGTTCCCTAAAGATATTGTTGGTGGTGGTACAGGTTCTTACTATTCATCTGACACTATTTGGATTCTTGGTCGCCAACAAGATAAGACTGGTACTGAACTTTCAGGTTACAACTTTATCATTAATGTTGAGAAATCTCGTTATGTTCGTGAGAAGTCCAAAATTCCAGTCACAGTATCTTTTGATGGTGGTATTAATTTGTATTCTGGTCTACTTGATGTTGCCTTAGAAGGTAACTTTGTAACTAAACCTTCAGCAGGCTGGTATGCAAAGGTCGATCAGAAAACTGGTGAAGTTAGTGACAAGAAGTTCCGTGAAGCTGACACGAACACTAAAGAATTTTGGAAAGATTTATTAAATGATAAACAGTTTAAAGAGTTCGTTTCAAAGAAATATTCAATATCCTTTGGAAGCATTATGGGAAACAATATTTCCACCGAAGAAGAACTTACCGAAATATAGATTCCAACAATCACCGCATGACGATGCCACTTGGGTTGAAATTACATCAGGTAAATATACTGGTGTAGTTTTATCCTATGGCTTGGTCAAGTTTACCATGGAATTCAATATTCCCAAATTAAATTTTAGTTACAATATACTTTATTCTGGTGAACATGATAGAGACCTATTGCAAAATGATTATGAATTTGTTACAATAATGGGAGATATACTCTCAGAAATTATTATAGAAAATGAACCGACTAGAACAAACAATATTGAAGAACCTGATTTACAATGAAGATTATTCCCGTAAAGTTTTGCCGTTCATTAAATCAGATTATTTTACCGACTTAACAGAAAAAACTGTTTTTAATGAAGTTACCGAGTTCATTAACAAATATAAAAATCTACCCACACACGAATCTCTAGTAATTAATTTTACAGAATCCAAAACACTATCAGAAGATCAAGTAAGAGATTCCATCTCACTACTCAATGAACTTAGTGAAAACAAAAACGACCTAACTGAAAAACAATGGCTAATTGAACAAACTGAAAGGTTTTGCCAAGATAAAGCAATCTATAATGCCATCATGGAATCAGTTTCAATTCTAGATGACAAACAACACAAAAAATCTAAAGGTGAAATACCTGGTCTACTGAGTGATGCTCTTGGAGTTTCATTTGATTCTTCAGTAGGTCACGACTATATTCAAGATTCAAATGATCGATATGATTTTTATCATAAGACCGAAGCACGAATTAAATTCGATTTGGACATGTTTAATAAGATCACCAAAGGCGGTTTACCAATAAAGACACTCAATATTGCTTTGGCTGGTACAGGCGTTGGTAAGTCTTTATTCATGTGCCATGTGGCGGCTTCTTGTCTTTCTCAAGGTCATAATGTATTGTATATCACCTTAGAAATGGCAGAAGAAAAGATTGCAGAACGAATTGATGCCAATTTATTGAACATCGATATGCAAGAACTCCATACCATAAGTAAAAATGACTATGATAGAAAGTTTGATGTATTACGCAACAAGACACATGGCAAATTGATTATCAAAGAATATCCTACTGCGGCTGCATCCACATTGCATTTTAAATCGTTGTTGAATGAATTGCACTTAAAGAAAAACTTTAAACCACATATTATCTTTGTTGACTATTTGAATATCTGTTCATCATCTAGGATTAAACCTGGTGCAAGTGTAAACTCTTATTCTTATATTAAGGCTATTGCAGAAGAATTGAGAGGCCTTGCTGTCGAGTTTGCGGTGCCTGTGGTTTCTGCAACACAAACTACAAGAAGTGGTTTTACAAATACAGATCCAGGTCTAGAAGATACATCAGAATCTTTTGGTTTGCCTGCAACTGCCGATTTTATGTTTGCTTTGATTTCTACTGAAGAACTAGAACAACTGAATCAGATCATGGTCAAACAATTGAAAAATCGTTTTGGTGACCCTAATCACTATAAACGCTTTGTTGTTGGTATTGATAGAAGTAAAATGAGATTATATGATGCAGAACCTACTGCACAACAAGGTATTGCAGATTCAGGACAAGATGATGAACCGATCAATACTTTTGGTAATCGTGAACGCAAGTTTAATTCCAAATTTGAAGGAATAAAAGTATGAAAGTAATTACACTCGAAACTAAAGATGAAAAAATTAAAAAACAAGATCGTGATGATTTTTTGGAGATAATTGATACCTTTAGAGAAAGATTTGTCAATGGTGAAGTGAATGAATTTGTCATTTCTTGTTTAGATGAAGAAGGCGAAGCCGAAATTTATATTGCAAGTCAAGACCTTGTTGGTGCCGTTGGCATGTTTGAATTAGGTAAAGAAGCTTTACTATCACAATACAGATGAATAAAGAACAAGCTATACATTGCTCAAAAGTTTTTTCGGACTATTTTGATAAGTTCGAGAGAATTGATGACTACATGCGTGATGAAAAACTGAATTCATTATCAACCAGACCAGCGGCTTTGTTTGGCATGGGACCTGAAGAAGATTTATTTTCAGATTTTACAATGTCACCTAACGATATGGATTTTGAAATATTAGAATTGCCTGCCGATAGATGGTCAGGCTATTTGGATATTATTTCATCACATAATAATCTATCTTCACCTGGTCGCAATCTTAGATTGGCAGTACTAGAAAAGAAAACTCAAAAATGGGTTGGATTCATTCGCATTGGTTCGCCAACTATTATGATGAAACCACGAAACGAATTACTCGGTCAAGTAATCACTAATCTACCAGAAACAACCAAATCATTTAATAAATGCACAGCAATGGGCTTTGTGATTGTGCCTGCACAACCATTTGGATTTAATTATCTTGGTGGTAAATTGCTTGCTGCTATTTGTTGTTCGCATGAAGTTCGTGAGATGTTGAATAAAAAATATGACATGAATACCTGTCTATTTGAAACTACTAGTTTATATGGTACATCTAAAACTGTATCGCAATACGATGGCATGAAACCTTATCTGCGTTTTCAAGGATTAACAGAGTCTAATTTTCTACCTATGATGAATGGTCAACCATACGAAGATATTAAAAACTTTGTAGAAGAAATAGAAGGTGGTCCAATCGTACCAGAAAATGCATCAAGTCGAAAATTGAAAATTATCAATACAATTATTGGAATGACAAAATCTGCATTGAAAAATGATAAGGAAGAATATGATAGGTTCATGTTGAGTATTGATAAAGCCAAAGGTCTTACTCAGAGAAAACGATACTATTATTCCGACTATGGTTTCAGTAATATGAAAGATGTGGTTCTTGGTAAAACTGATAAATTGATCAAAAACAAAGAAAACTATGATAAACATCATTTAGAAAATATTGTTAAGTGGTGGAGAAACAAAGCCTGTAGTAGATTTACAACACTTCAGACAGAAAATCGTATTAGGACTGAACAAGAAGTGTGGACTGGCGATAAACCTATTGACATTATCCGTTAAATGTAATAGGATAAATACTCCTACTAAACAAATGGAGTATTAAATGGCAGACGGACAATCAGGAGCAGGTGCAGAGATTACAGCGTTAGCTGAAAGCCTTCAAGCCTACGCTTGTGCCACAAGACAGTACCTTGGAAAAGACCTTACCGATGTATCACAAATAACAGAAAGAACTATTCGTGATGCTGACTGTGATAGAACTTTATCCAAGTGTTTAAAATCTTTAGATGACAACTGGCTTACTAGTGTAGTTAAAACTGCTAATCAAATATTTTCTGATGTTCCAGGTGCAAGAGTTGGTAATAGATATAAATTTTATCGTGGTGGTAAATTTGTAAATTCAATATATGATGAATGGCGTAGATTTAAAAAAGGCAGCGGTATTACAGGAGATGATAAGTGGAATCCTGCTGACATATGGATGGTTAAAAAAGATTTTAAATTTAAAGATGGTTGGCCAACATTAAGAGATTATAATCGGTATATTTTTGATTCATTTGCCAATAAAAATTTAATTGGCATCTCATTAAAAAAATTAGATCCAAAAGGATCGGCACATTCAAAAATATTTAATAATGGTAAACCATTAGTTGCAACTTTCACAGGTGTAAAACTTGGAATTAATATGTTAGACTCCAAAGACATTTATATAAAGTTTAGGTCTGAAGGAAAAGATGGAGAAATACAATTAAGAAATTTTTCAAGTCGGCCTCAACCATCATCATGGCAAGGTGAAATTAAAGGCAAAACGGCCGCAGGTGGTAAAATTGGTGGTGGTGTAATTATGGAAGGTGCAAAAGATACAGGAATTCAAAGTAGTAAATTGTCACAACCTAATCAAACACCTATTGATAGGCCAACTGAAACACAATTTAAAGAATTTGCTACAATGTTTAAAGAATTATCTGGCAGTAAAGAATCCATTCCTACTTTGGTATCTCAAGCAAAATCAGGACAAAAGAAAGATAAAACTTGGTGGATGTCAAAATATATTGGTGTTAATCTTGTTTATACTATGATTAAGAATAAAAAAATGGATGCTTTGTGTTCATACATGTTTCAATACGCATCTTCAGCCACAAAAAATAGTAGTATATTCATAAAGTATAGCTAAAATGAAATTTATAGAGTTTTTAAAAGAATCAAAAGAAGGTAAAAATGTTCACCTAGAACACATTGAAGATGAAGTTCTCAATGGTGGTGTTGCAGGTGCTCGTAGTGCAATTAATTTTTTACAGTCTTTGCGTAACATGTTGGCAGGTCATGCTGAATCTAAAGTTAACATTACTACAAAATGGGATGGTGCTCCCGCTATTTTCTGTGGAGTAAATCCGGAGAATGGCAAATTTTTTGTTGGTACAAAATCTATCTTCAATAAAAATGCAAAGTTAAACTATACAGATAAAGATATTGATGAAAATCATCCTGCTGAAGGTTTAAATAATAAACTAAAGTATGCACTAGAACATTTATCAAAATTAGGCATTAGAGGCGTATTGCAAGGTGATATGATGTTTACTAGAGGTGATCTTAAAAAAGAAACCATTGATGGTGAATCATACATTACATTCCAACCGAATACAATTGTTTATGCAGTACCAACTTCATCTAAGTTGGCACAATCAATGATGGCTGCTCAGATTGGTGTGGTATTTCATACAACATATTCTGGTAAAACCATGGAAGATATGAAAGCAACATTTAATGTTAATCTTGGCGGACTTAAAACTACAAAAAATGTATGGTATCGTGATGCTTCATTTACAGACGCTTCAGGTTCAGCAACATTCACGGAAGCTGAAACAAAACAAATCTCAAGAATATTATCACAAGCAGGCACATTATTTCAAAGTATACCTGCATTAACACTTAATCGAATCTCAGCAAGTGATGTATTATTAACCTACATTAAAACATTCAACAATGCTAAAGTTCGTGAAGGTAAAAAAATTACAGACACTCGTATGCATACTATCGAATTAATTAAGTATGTGGAATCACAACTAAATAAAAAGATACAAGAAGTCAAAAGGCAAGATAGTAAAAAGAAATACATATCAGAAAAAACTGAAGTTATGAGATTTTTCCGTGCCTCTGCACCAGCACTTAAAAGTATTTTTGATTTGATGAATTTATTGGTTGAAGCAAAACTTATGATTGTTCGTAAATTGGAAACAATTCGATCAATTGGTACATTTGTAAGAACAGATGATGGATTTAGAATTACAGCACCAGAAGGTTTTGTAGCAGTAGACAGATTAAAAGGTAATGCAGTTAAATTAATTGATAGAATGGAATTTAGTCAGGCTAATTTTAATGCAGCTAAAGCATGGAGCAAATAATGGCATACGATATTAATAAAATTCTTGCAGAATATGGTGATGACGATTTTGGTTTTTCTGCCGTTTCTGAAGAAGATTACAATGCAGTTATTAATGAGAAAGCTGATACTGTCGATGAATACTCTGCAAGACTAAAAGAAGTTGAAAAATTAGTTTTGCCGTTTTTTACCAAACTATTAAAAACAGCAGATAAAGAATACATTTATTGGCCAAATCGCAAGGCCGCAATTGAAACACAAATACAAAAAATTTTAGCTCTCACAAGAAATGACTAAGAAAAAAATAGAAGAAGCTACTTATGCTGGTAATATTGGCGTGATGGAATTAGTTAAGTTCCACAACATTGCCTCATCTAAAGAGAAAAGTCAGTTAAAATCACATATTGCAAATAAGAAAAAACATGACGCTTGGAAGTTAATCCAGCAGGTTACAGGTGCGAAACTACATAAGAGTGTATCTGAAGCACAAGAATGGAAATCTAAAGCAGGTGCAGGTGAAGATGGTAGTGATGAACTGGTAAAGAAATATCTTGCCGATACTCCAGGTCAAAATATTGCCTCTTTTAAAAGGTATAAAAAGACTAAGTAATAGATAATAATTGGGATTGTTATGAAAGATTTGATAATTGGATGTAGTACAAATTATGGTTGGGATCAACTCAAGTATTGGGTCAACTCAATCAATCAATCAGGATTTGATGGCGAAAAAACTTTAATCGCTCTCAACATATCTTATGATGCCGTAGATAAGTTATCTAAAAACGGCTTTCAAGTAGTTGTCGTAGGAAAAGAAGATCATATTAAAAAAGCATATGTCTATGAATCGAGAATACCGGTTCATGTAGAACGCTTTATACATATTTACAATCACATTGCAAGAGGCGACTATCGATATGTTGTAACTACTGATGTTAAAGATGTAGTTTTTCAAAGTAATCCTTGCAAATGGCTTGATGAAAATCTTGTCGAAGATAAAAACCTAGTATTTGCTTCTGAGAGTATGAAGTATAAAGATGAACCATGGGGTAATCAAAATTTATTTGAAACTTATGGCCAATTCATCTACGAAAGATTTAAAAATAATGAAATTTACAATGTTGGTGTTTTAGGTGGTCGTGCATCAGCCATGAGAGATTTGTGTTTGAATATTTTTGCAGCTGCATTAGGCCGACCAATTCCAATTTGTGATCAATCAACATTCAACTTTATGATCTCACAACATCCATATACAGACACTTCAATGTATATGAAGTCTGAAGATGGTTGGGCATCACAATTAGGCACTACTGGCGACCCAACAAAAATTGAACAGTTTAGGCCAAACTTATTGGAACCTATTCCTAAATTTAATGGTAAAAAAGTAACAACTTCTAAAGGCAAAGAATTTTGCATTGTACACCAATACGATAGAGTTCCTACTGTTAAAAAAATTCTTGAAAAGACTTACGGATGAAAAAAATTCTATATGTAGTACATCGTTATGCACCTTATCCAGGTGGATCTGAAAATTATGTTCGTGATATGGCTGAAGAAACTTTACGCAGAGGCCATGATGTTACAGTATTTGCTGGTGAACACAAAGGTGATTTAAATGGTGTCAAGGTTACCAACGATGGTACGATCTTTAGTCAAAAATTTGATTTGATTGTTGTTCATGGTGGTGATGTGGGTTTACAAGATGCGGTATTAAAACTTTCAAATAAAATTCAATCACCAATTCTATTCATGTTGATCGTACCTTCTGAAAGTGATACTTATAAATTTGCCATGGAACATGTTAAGTACATTGGTTGTTCAACAAAAGAAGATTGGGATTTTGTATCAAAGAAAAACCATTTAACAAAATCCGTAAAAGTTTCTCATGGTATTGATGAAAAGATTTCCGTTGGTATGCCAGGTTTCCGTGAGAAATATGAAATTAAAACAGACTTAATGTTTCTATCCTGTGGTGGATATTGGCCAAATAAAGCCATGCACGAATTGGTTGACACATTCAATCAAGTTGGTAGAAAAGATATAACTTTAGTTTTAACAGGTTACGACAATAGACACAATATGATTCCTCAAGAATCTGAATTTGTAAAACCTTTAATGATTGATGATCGCAAAGATGTAATGTCGGCAATTCGTGAGGCTGATCTTTATATTATGCACTCACATAAAGAGGGCTTTGGTTTAGTTCTTCTAGAATCAATGTTGAATGGCACACCTTGGGCTGCAAGAAATATTGCTGGCGCTAAACTGATGAGTGATTTTGGATTTACATATGAAAAAGATGAAGAACTTTTGAATTACATGAAATCATATACCTCATTAAAAGGTACTATGAAAACTGAAAATGCATATGAGTATTTGATACACAACCATTTAATTAGACATACAATAGATGATATATTGAGGTTAACATGAAATTTAGTTTTGGAATTCTAACATTATACAAAGATAATAAACAAATTCAAGAAGTAATAGATTCAATTAAAGCATTGAAAATTCCTGAATATGAAATTCTTTTGATTGGTCCTAAAACCGATGCATTTAAAGATACCATTGTTTTTGATGAAACTCAAAAAGAAGGATGGATTACTCGCAAGAAGAATGTTCTTGTAGATTCTGCAAAGTATGATAATGTAGTTGTTATGCACGACTACTATACTTTTGACAAAGACTGGTACAAAAACTTTTTGGAATTTGGTGACGATTGGGATGTTTGCAGTAATGCACAAGTACTAATCAATGGTAAACGCCATTTTACCGATTGGGTGGTTTGGGATTCTCCTATTTTTCCACGATATACGGCTATGCCTTATGATGAATGGTCACATACCAATTGCATGTATCAATCTGGTGGTTACATGATTGTTAAGAAAAATTTCTATAAGAAATTCCCTATGAATGAAGAAATGACTTGGGGTACTGCTGAGGATGTAGAATGGTCTTTGCGTATGCGTACAAGTGCAAATTGGAAATGCAATGGTAAATCAATTGTGAAACATAACAAGGTACATCGAGATGCTCAATAAATTAGTTATCTTT